ATACATTTTGCTAAAATCCGCATTGGCTAAACCAATACCAGAAAATAATAATACTACAAACAATAAGACACGCCCTAATGTTTGTTTTCTTTTCGCATATTTAATTTTCATCGTGTTTGCGTTACACGGCTTGTAAGATAATTCTTTCATTTTGTTTGTTTTTAGATTTTAATTGATTTATAAAAAGTTTCTCATTGCCTTTTTCTTATTAACTTCAAGTGCTTGCGCGGCTTGTTTGTGAGTGTCTTTTAACGGCTCACTTTTTCTTGTTTGGCAACTTAAACAAATATTATTTTCTATTGTGCCACCACATTCGCACGTTTCTTTTTCAACTTCGGTACTTAATGTTGGTGTGGCATAATTTGAGCCCATTGGAACTGCAGAGCCTTCAATTAGTTTTGCTTCTAGCACCGCCCAAAAATAACCTTGATCATCTGCTACTTCTGAGTTTACAATCATTGGATAGTACTTATCCCAATTTGCTTTTTCTTCAGCATCCATTTTTGATTCTGAATTGATGCAAAGATATAATTGAACATATTGCATACCTACAGAATGATTTTTAACCCATCTGTTAAGATATTGCTTAAACATAAATTCGTTGCGGTCCTCTGAAATAACAGCATCAAAAATTAAAGCCTCTGTTTGCCCTTTAAATTGTGGAAATCCTAAATCCTTCCAAAAGTATTTTTTAGTACTTGCTGTTAAATCATCAGTTATCACATCTTCAAACCTCATCTTATGTTGGTTCAATAAATATAATTCCCTCTGCTCTTTTAAAGTTTTATTCCACAATCCTGGAATGTGAACATCTGAATGACTATCCATTAAATTAGTTGTATTTATTACTAATTTGGCAATGATAGTTTCAACTTCCATCATATCATCGGCGGATTCAATCGCTTTTTCTACACCATCTTTTTTATGAAACACTGACGGCCTATAAATTACAGCATCAGCATTTTTAATAGCTGACTTCTTAGCCTTAACTAGCAAAGTTTTATTTTTTCTTAGCCAGCTAAATAAAGCCTCTTTTGTTTCAAATTGTGGTATATCCATTATTTCTGAACAATTTTTTGTTTAGATTTTTGAGCGGTTTTTTTCTTTAATTCGTCAATTTCTTTTTGCGATAATTGCTTTTTCATGTTGCAAAAATAGTAAATAATTCACACTTGCAAATTTATTTTTGCGATTTATGCAAATATTATTTTAGCTAATTTGCGATTTATGCAAAAAATATATTTAGTTTTGCGATAAATAATACAATAAAATGGCTTGGTCAAAAGTAAGCAAAAGAATAAATAAGCCACTTGGATGGTGGTTTCATAAAATATTATGTGAGTTTGGATGGTCAATTAGAAACTATACTAGTAAGGGATGGGATATATATTATTCAAATTTAAACACCCTTTGCAATAAATACAATATTAATCTTTACGGTAACTTAATTAAATAAAAATGGCTAACTGGTTTCAAAGAATGTTCCCGAATTGGTTCGGATTTGGTAGCGAAAAACAATTTTTTAACGCTGGTAACTGGCAAAGATTCGGAAATAAAGGACCAGTTTATATTGATACGCTGGCACCTTACAACATCTTTACCGAAAACCCATCGGTTAATTTAGTTTGGAAAAGAAAAGCAGATATGTTTTCAAATGGTCGTTTCAAATTAAAGCTAAAATCAGATGGTTCAATAATTGACATTAAAGATCAACAATTGTTAAAACTATTAACTAACCCTAATATTCTGCAATCGCAAAATGAGTTCTTAAAACAATACCTATTGCAAAAGGAAATATATGGAAATCAATACATGTATAAGTCTATTGCTTCGCGCTTGCAAAGTTACCCATCATCATTGACCAACATTAGCCCCGCAATGATGCAAGCAATGTTAACTGGAAAAGTATTTGACCAAACATCAATGGATGGCATAATTGAAAAATATCGTTATGTTGAGATGGGAGTTGAGCGTTTCTTTGAAGTTGATGAAATACTTTGGTCAAGAATTATTGATTTAGATTCTCCTTTAATTGGCGTGTCTGCTTTAAAATCGTTAAAATATCCAATAACAAATACAAAATATGCTTATGACTATTACAATGTAATCAGTAATGAAAAGGGCGCAATTGGCATTTTGTCGACTGGAACAAATAAAGATAATTTCGGAGCAATACCAGTTAACCCAGAAGAAAAGAAACGCATTCAAGATGCTTATTTGAATAGCTACGGATTAGGCAATGATGAACAAGGGCGCGATAAAATGCGTGTAATCTTAACAGAACTATCATTGAACTGGCAGCCTATGAGCTACCCAACACGAGAACTTGAATTGCAAGTACAAATTGATGCTAACTTTGCTGTTATTGCAGATGCTGCTGGTTTGAGTAACAACTTATTCAATGGCAAACATTCTACATACGAAAATACAAAGCATGCTATGATAATGGCTTACCAAGATACCATTATCCCATTTGCTAATGATTTTTGCGGTTCGTTTGGCAAGTTTATCGGTGTACCCAAGGAATATGAATTGACATTAGATTATTCGCATGTAGAAATATTGCAGGATAATGAAGAAACAAAGGCTAAAACAATTGAAACTATATTAAAATCACTTGGTGATGCTGTTGCGAATGGTTTATTAACCCAACAACAAGCATTGCAATTAGCACTTAGAGAGTTTGGATTAGAGATATAAATGGCTTAAAATTGCCCTAATAAAAATAACCAACCCGCTTAAACTATCTGGTGCATCATCGTGTTTTGATTTTCCATTTTTTAAATACCCGGTTAACTCCTTCATAAATTTTTTATATTCATCAGATTGAAACTCTGGTGCTAAAAATTTACAATGCTTAATAATAAAAGCAGCATCCATTAAAATACGGGTGTGTTTGTTTTGTGTTGATGTGGCAGAAAGAACTTGTGTTGATGTTTCCTTTTGTAAATTGCGCCCATACATTGCGCCCATGTTATTTGATTCAACACGAATATATTTAACTTGTTGCTGCTTTAATTTTTGTGTAAGCAATGGAATAGTTATATCGCTTATTGCATCGTTAAATAATACATCGGTAATGTAAATATCGGTTCCTATGTTGCGGCTAATTGGTACGCTTGTTGAATCTTCACCACCATCGGCAACATCGGCATAAGCAATAGATGTTTCAAATGATTTTGCTAGTATTTCAGATGGTTTGAAGTATTGTAATTCGCTTTCGTTAAACAACATACCTTTTAATGGCTTTGGATTTTGCATGTATTGGCGGCCAAATACAATAGGATTGTCCTTTTCCATTTTGTGCAATTCATCAATCGTATGCTTGAACGGCCAAAGCGCTGTACCATCTGATTTAATACATGGCAATGAAATTACAGTCCATTCTCCAGGTTCTTTTTTTAGTAAATACCCACATAAATCATCTTCATGTAACCTTTGCATAATAATAATAATTGGTGTTTTTCTGCTATTAACACGGTTTGCAATGGTTGAATCAAATCTTTGATTAACTAAATTTCTAACAGTGTCGCTGTCGGCATCTTCTGGCTTTATTGGATCGTCAATTATTAAAGCGCCTCCAAACTTTTCAATCTCATTTTCTTCATCGTCAACTAAACCAGCCCCAAAACCAGTAACTTGGCCAGCTGCGCTTGTGGCATAAACTCCACCATTCATAGTTGTGTACCATTTCTTTTTGCTGTCTGAATTTGGCTTTATTTGAACGTTAGGAAATAATTGTTGATAGCTTTGGCCCTTTACAATGTTTTTCACATCTTCAGAATTATCAAGTGCTAAATCATCAGAATATGACAAATGAATAAACCTTGCGCTTGGACTTAGTGCCAATCCATAAGCTATAAAGTTTTTAACTGCCAATTCAGTTTTGCCGTATCTTGGACCAATGTTTATTATTAGTTTTTTAATGGTTCCATTAATACACCCTTGCAATGCATCTGAAATTGCTTCATGGTGATCATTGACAACAAACTTTCTATTAAATCGTTTCTTGAAAAAGTACCTTGTAAAAAACATTAATGACTTTTCTGTTTTCCACTTGGCTACCTTTAATTCATTAATGTTAACATTCGTCATCAAGTTTTTTATTTAATAACTTAGCTTCTTTTTCTGTTAATTCTATGTTTTGATTGACGTTTTTATTCACCGTGTGTGTTGGCGCATAACTTCCATCCATTTTGTTGAGTTCGGATATGGCGGCGCGGCGGTCGGAGGCGGTCGGTTCAGCAGGGTACTCCATAATTTTACCCGCAATTACAACGGGGGTTTTGATCTTCATTTCGCCCTTTGCCATCTTCGTAAGCAGTTCCATTCGTTCCGCTTTACCCATAATGTTCATTTGTGCGATTTCCGACACTTTACTATCATTTGCAGCCTCAACTACCTTTCGTAATCGTTCTCGTTCCTCGTTGATTAAAAGTGCGTATTTTTTGGCTAATTGACTGCCTTTGACCTTTGCAACACTCGAAGTTACCGCCTTGTTACCGCACGTTACCTTGTAAGCATCGGTTTGTGATGTTCCCGATGCAACAAGGTTTATAAATTCAATATGTTTGGGTGCTAAGGTCATTTGATTTATTAGAGCGCGGAGGTCGGTGTAACCGCCATCTCAATACTGGAAGTACTGCGACTTTTATTTAGCCCATCAGCGCATGTTTCTTTTCTGCTTTGCAAAGATACTTTTTTTCCTTTATACATTCCTGCTCCCATTTCATCTATTTTGCTAAATGGTAATATTGGAACTGTTATTTTGCAAGTTTTATCTATTAGGTAAATGTATCTTAATTGATTACCAACTAAAGTTTCTAAAGATTTATAATAGTCTTTTTTATTTGGATTGTGTGCTATACTTAATCCTTTATGAAAACATTCTCCTGTTTTTAAATC